TGAGCTGGCAGCAGATGAAAAGAATGCTAACGCTTGTAGCATTGATAATCCAGAATGTGAAGGTTGTGGCTCGTAATGTGTGCCAAACATGCTAAGATGTGTGATGCTTGCAAAAAGGACCTCATCAATAAAAAATTAAAGTAAGTGCCTACAATCTTTACCAATTTACGTAAAGATTCAACATAAGAAGAACGCCCAGATGCTTATGCAAAAGAACAACAGCTGCTCTACGAAATAAGAGCACTGGATAAAGAGAAAGGTGATCGATTGTTGAATATCGAATAATAAAAAAGGGGACCCGTAACTGGATCCCCTTTGTTTTTTTAAGCAATTTATTTATTATACATCTGTTCCCGCTGCATAAACTTCTACAACAACATCGTGACTACCTTCCGGTACTATTATAATGCTTTCTAACGATTTTAAAGTTCCTGTTGAAATTCCCGCGGATCCTTTAGGTAGAATACTAGCGTCCATACTTGGTAAAACTAAACTTTGTCCAGCAGGTAATATATAAGTTAAATTACGTTCTATAACAGGATTTTCACCAACCAATACACCCACATCTAAACCTACACGCACAGCAGTCGAATCGTCTAAATTAGTTAACCTAATATATTTTATTTCACCAACATCTAGAGCTGCGTCGCTAGTGGCTTCAGTGTCAGCCATTAATAAAATAGTAGTATTCACTCCTTGAGTGCATTTTACTGTTCTTTCATAAATGTTGTCTATATTCGTGATTTGAAACGTAGACAACGTATCTCTTTCTCTGGAATTTAATGTTAAGCTTTCAGAATGTGTTACTGTTAATGTAGCCATTATTTTTTATTCTTTTTAAGTTCTGATCTATCGTATTTAGATACCCTACCTTTAGCTTTTCTTTCCTTTCTACCAGCAGCTATGTCTGAGGGACTTAGTTCACTATATGTTTTAGGAGTGTCTTTGCTAACTTTTTTTGTAGGTCTAAAGACGACATCACCATCACTGTAATCTTTGCTACCGCTAGGTGTTCTCCAATCTTCTTTAAACCAACGTTTAAGAGCTAAGCCTTCTTTAGTTTTTCTAACTTTAAAAGGTGAGTTTAGCTGCTTGTACATTACTTTTTCTTTCCTTTGTTTTTACGACACTTAGCAATAGCGCCAGACGCGTATGCCGAAGGGAATACGTCGTACTGGGCTTTTACTTTATGATAGCAAGCGTCTTTAAGTTTTAAAGGACTACCGAGCCTTCTTGGTCCACAGCCTTTACTTGCCATAGTATCCTTTCTTATAGTTTTTTGCGGGTGTTCTTACAAGATCCGGTTTACCGCTAGCTTTTCGGTTTGCTTTAACTCCTAATCTAGCAATTTTTTCTTTACTTTCTTTTGAAAGACCTGAAGTTCCTGGTCCGCCAAGTGGTTTGTTTTCAGTAGCAACAGCTGGTTTAGTTTTTGACCGTAAATCTGAAATTGCAGCGTTTTTAAGCGCGTTGGCCGTTTGTTTAGCAGGAGAACTTAGCTTATCTGCTTTTTTACGCAATTTATCTGCTCTTGCGGTTTTTCTAGTTGCTTTTCTGTCTAATTGAGCAAGTCTAGCTTTTCTTACAGTGCCTTTAAGCTTTTGACCGGCTGTTTTCTTTGCAGCAGGCTTTTTAGTGACAACAGGCTTTTTAGCAGCAGGCTTTGTAGCAGGTGCTTTAGAGCCTTTTTCAGAACCCATAGGGGCTTTTGCATTTTGTTTAGCAAGATCCGCTTCAAACGACGCTGCTTGCTTATCAGCTGCAGATTGTTTTTTAACAGTAGGTTTTTTAGCGGTTGGCTCTACACGAGTATTTTTAGAATAGCTATCTCCTGATTTAGGTTTTAGCTTTGTAGTTTCTTCTGTTCTACGACGTACTTTACTACCTAATTTTTCGTTAATGCGATTTTGTACTTTATTGTATTCAGCAGTACCTTTCTTTAAACCTTTTCTTTGAGAAACTAAAGAATTTAATTCTTTATCATATTTAGGTTTTGAAGTAGTAGCTGACTTTGAAGTAGTAGCTGATTTTTTAGGCTTTACTTCAGCAGGATTAAACTTAGAAGCCTGTGTTCCTGGTGCGTAACTACGTGATGCACCTGGTGCGGAAGCATTTTCACCTTGAGCACTGTTTGCCCCAGCTGTTCCGGTTTTACCAGCTTCTTTTGGAATACCTGGACCCTCCATAGCTTTAGCTGGAGATTCAGGCGCTGCTTGTATTTGTGCTTTTAAAGCTTGTGGTAGATTTTTTTGTTTACCTATTAATGCTTTCATTAAAGGTGATTTGGGAGATTGCTTGTACATTTTTATTTGTTTTTGTTTCTGTTTTTATTTTGCAAATACCATCTCTGAGCAGTGTATCCAAAAGATACAACTAAAACCGATATAGTAAGTATGGTTTCTACGTGTGCTAAAGTTAGCCCTATAGCAGTAGCGTTAAGTACTAAGTTAGTTGCATCTTGCTCAGTCATCATATATATATTATATTACGTCAAAATCTGTATATGTAATTGTAACTTGTTCATTATTAGTTAATGCCTTCGCGATTTTCGGGTAAACTCTTTTATATGCAATAACAGAGCGCCCAACGAATCCATCACTCCATTCAAAATTTGTTTGTTGAGTATCACCAAGAAGTAAACACCCAGCAGTGTGTTCATCGGTATTACCAGTGTGAATAAGGATATACTCAAAATTAGGAACCTCACGTACCCATAGCATTCCTTTGTGCATCTCCCCATATTTCTTTAAATATCTACCATGAAATCCTCCCACCGTCCGGAGAGTAATGTTATATGTTCCAGCAGGCACTCTGGTTTCACCATATTTTTTAATGTCTCTGTGTTCGTCTTCAAGCGTGTAACATAAGAACTCTCGCTTGCCGTCTGTAATGTCAAATAATATTCCATTGGTTGAGTCTTCTTGACTGCTAATTCTTAATACTTCTAATTTCATTACTCTGTAATTCTTTTGTCTATACTAAATTTTGATTTTTGCTTTTTACGGCGTGTTTCAGCAGCTTTCTTTTTACCTTCTTCTTTACGCTTTTCTTTAGCTAAGGTTTCAATTAAATCTTCTTCTTCGTTTTTAGCACCTACATCCCAAGTTTTCCACCCAAGAGCTAATGCTATACGTTGCCATGCTTTATTACGAGCGTCAAGCGCCTCCGCTATAGAGCTAATTTCAGCTTCAATACGATCTATAGGTACATTAGCCACACCGGAAGTTAAAGCACCTAAAATTGCCCAATTAGGACCTAAATTAAGTTTACCATTAGCTGTTAACGCCCAGCCTCTTGCAGCAATAGCGTCTTTTTCAAATTTTCTTGTTTGAATTGCAGCGTATAGTTTTCTAAACTTAGAGCCAATAGGCGGAGATATATTTAAAGCTGATAATACAGTATAAGTATGATCTGCCATAAACTCTTTAGCTTCCTGAGCATAATAAGTTTGTATGGTGTTTTTTATGGTAGAAACAACCGCGCCGTAAATACCTGAACCGCGAAGAATAGTATCTACCATGCTATTAACTGTTCTTAACAATTTTTTATCCGCATTTTGTTTGCGTTTTTCATCGTCTTCTTCGTCGTCGTCAAAGAATAATGCAAATAAAGCACTCTGCAGCGCTGAGAATATAAAGTTTTGTACTGCTCCGTAATAAAGAATCTTACTTATATGTGCCTTAGCATCCCCGCGGCCATTTATAAGGTCCTGGCCAGCTTTTTTCATTAAACGAGTGTATTGCATAGGGGTATTAGCAAAAGCTAGTATAAGACGCCCTAAAATTGATCTTTGCTCTTGTGATACCAATGCTGGGTCAGAAGACTGCTGTGCAACGTCCGATGCTTTAGAAAAATCTTCAAATGCTTTTTCTTCAGCTTTCTTTTGCGACATTCCCTGCTTTAAATATGTATTTACACGATTACGATAAAAAGTAGCGCCACCGGTAGCAATAGCAAAACTATCAGCAATTTGTGTAGGTAAAAATCCAGCTTTAAGTATACGAGCAAGAACCGCTTGCGGACTGTTTTTAGATTTGCCCGCTACTTGAGCAATTTCAGATTCACTAATATCTTGTTTCAAACCGCCGCGACGTTCTTTTAACTTATCAGAATTAAATAAGAATACAAAGTCTTTCCAATACTGTGTTTGATTTGCAAATGCTGCTGCTGCTTTTATAGGGTTGTTATCTGACCAATTTATAAAGTTAGTGAACGATAACATCTGTAATAATGCAGAACGACGGTTGAAGAACATGATTGATGCCGTAGAACCATTAATCCAGTTAAGCCATTTGTTAGTTTGCATATTAGCACCTGAAGGACGGTTACTACCGTTTTTCATAGCATATATTGAATCTTCAAGGGCTTCACGATGTTTTCTACCTTTAATAGCTTCAATCTTATTAAGTGTAGCTTCATCAAACATTGCATCTACGTTTGTAATAAACTGAGCAAGTATATCTTTACGACCAACTTTTTCAGTCATACTATTAAGATCAGCTAATACAGAATCACCAAGCCAAAACTCAGAGGGTTTAGGCCATGCTTCACGACGGCCAACAATGAGTAATGCTTCAGCAAAATCCGCAAGCGCTGGGTTATCTAAAATAGCATTTTCTAAAGTGTTTAAGTCTCTTTTATCCAAACCAGGAACTTCAATACCTGCGAGGCCCCACATATATACGCGAAGTGCTTGATCGTAAGTAAATGGTGTGCCAGGTACGGGCTCCTTAAGCATTTTATACTCGTCTTTAAACTCTGTAGTAACAACTTTAAATTCCCTTTTAATAAGTTGTCGCATAGCGTCTATAGCAGCAATACCTCTAAAGTATGGGTCCATAAGATTCTTTTCAAAGAACTCCATATCTTTTTCCCCTTGCTTACCCTTTCCTGCAAAAGCGTAGTGCACTAAGCCTCTAAAGTCATCAGCGCCAGGAGCAATAAAGAATTTAAACCTTCCTTTTCCTCTTCCTAAAATTTGACCTCTAGCTCTAGATATTTCCGTTGCACCATCAATACCACTTTTTCTACTAAGTATTGCGTTAAATTGAGCATTTAGTACTTCTGGAGGCGCAAAACTAGCTGAATATTTTCTTTGACCGTTTTCAAATCTATCTTGCCGCACTTTATCTTTCGCAGCTATTTTTTTAAGATCTCGTAAAGAATATTTTTGTTTACCGCCTTTTAAACCTATAGTTGGTACTTCTATTTGAATATTAGTTTCAAAAGAACCGTTCTTTTTAACACCAGCTACCTCATATAAGGATTTTCCTGAAAATAATATAATTGATTTTGGATCTATTCCAAAATCACCATCAAAAAACTGCTTTTTACCGTCGTCGCCTCTTAAATATCCTTGTTCTTTTGCAATTACAGGATTTAAATATCTATCCCACCATGTACCAGATCTTAAATTATATTCTTTTATGCTTTTTTTAGCAAATTTTTTAGTTTTTAGTTCATCTGATTTATTCATTCCTATAAGAACATAATTCTTACTTACATATGAATAGTTGGTTGCAAAATCTTCAGGGTTTTGTAAAGCTGTATTAAAGAGCGTTTGTATCATAGTAGTAGCTGGTAAAGCGTGCTCTATTTCTATAGGTGCAACTTTTTTGTCAAACCCTTTAGAATACCCTATCATACTAGCTAACGCTCTCATAGGGTGTTTTGTATTACTAGCAGAAGAGCTTAACCAGGTAGCTATAGCTATTGCTACATTTGGATTATCTTTGTTTTGTTGAAGTACGTCTTTTAATCCAAACCATAATTGTTTACCTGTTTGTTCTGCCCATACATTATAACTAAGAACAGCTCCTGCTTCATAAGCTGCTCGAGCAATTTCTTCATTTTGAAAAACATTAGTAGGTGTGGTATCTATAGTTCTACCTGTTTTAGGGTTTTTAAATTTTTTAGGCTTAGCTATTTTTTTGCCATATTTTTGGTCTGAGTCATTAAATATATCTTCAATAAGCTTACTTCTTGCGGCTTCAAATTCTAATTTTTTATCAGTTTTTCCACCAAACATTATTTCCTTACTATGCAGCAAATGAGTAGCCTCATTTGTTCCCCAAAAATCTTTTTCCATAATAGGAACAAGAAACTCTTTAATGGTCTGCGTATACGTTTCTAGTTGCTCTGAATTACTTAAATCAAATAATTTATTTCCATAACCGTTGTCTTTAAGAATTTTTGTTAAAGCAGTTTGTATTAATTCTTGTTTTAATACTCTTGAATCACCATCTGCAGAATCAAGCAATTGAAGAGTAGCCATAATATCTGCTTCATTTAAAACATTTACAGCGGGTGGTGAAATTGAAAATTTAATATTACCGCGCTCAGCCTGTCTTTTAAATTCAGGACCCATATTTTCAGCGTTTTCAACACCGTTGCGCTTTTGATTTTCTATAAGTGCTTGCGCAATAGGGCCGTTTTCGTCAAAAGATTTTTTAATTATATCAAATGTTATTTCTTCAGCCATAGCTTTAGCTAAAGATTCTTTTTTACCTCTTGTGGGATTACCGTTGGGCTCTAAGAATAACGACAAAAAGTCTGAATCAGAAATAGCGCCAGGAGCTTTTGGTAAACGTCTAACTAAATCCGCACCAGATGTACGTCCAGCTAAATCTGTTTCCATTGTTTCCCTATCTATTTTTTTGCCTTTCCAATCGGTTGTAAAAACACCATCAACACTTTTTTGAATAGCATTAGGTATTGCTTGGCTTAACCAAGTGGTTGACATATTTTCTAAGATAGCAGCCTTATTCCGTAACAAAAATTTACGTAACTCCCCATCTTTTTTACCGCCCATAGCCTTTTTAAAATCAATATCTATTGACTTACCAGCTTGGTTTTTAATTTCTTTAATTAAAGGCGCGACGGTAACATTGTTGCTTACTTTAGCGTCTATACGAGATTTTAAAAGAGCAACTATTCTAATTACTTTTTGTTCAATATCTTTTACAACATCTTCATCTACTACCTTTCTTCTAAGCAAATCTCTATATTCAGGTCTTTTAGACAGCTCTTTTTTAATTTCATTAGAAATATCAGCGACTTGTTTTGCTGTTTCGCTGTCAAGGCTTCCTGTTTGCTTTTCTCTAGCAGCTTCTTTAGCTAATTTTTTATTGATGTCAAGCGCGGCAAAATTAATATTAGCCATAAGAAACTCCACGAACCCCTCGGTTCCAATTGTTTCGTTACTACCCTTTCTTTTCTTTTCAGGGTCAAAATTAATAAGACGCTCTTCCAAAGACTCTATTAGACCTCTAACTTTTTCCGTTTGTCCTGGGAACTTACTTACTATAAAATTATGTACAGGTTGCCCAGGCTGTAAAAGCATGTATATATCTGTAAACCCGGGATCTGCTTGAAACTCAGCTTTAGTTTTAGCTTTTTTAGGTACTACAGATTCAATTGTTTCAAATAATTGTTTTTTATTAGTAACAGATTTTTTTGTTTTAGAACCTTTAATTCCCTCTGACTGTTTTGCTTTTATTCTTGCAGCTGCACTAAGCCTACCTTTTGTAATTGACTTTTGATAGTCTTTTACAAAATCAAGAACCTGCTGGCCGTTTTCAAATTTTTTATCTATTCCTCTAAATGCTCTAATTTGATTAACAATCCATCTACCTAATTCAATTAAAACGTTTTCTTTTATTATAACTTCTTTTTCATTTAAAGCAACAAAAAGAAAATTCATATATTCATCAATATCATTTCCAGATACTTTACCGTCTTCATCAAATTTTATATCATAAAAACCTTGTTCTATACCAGTTTTTAGTTTAGATTCTATTAGTTCTAAAGCCTCTTTTGGTAATAAGTTTCTAAGTTCATTAGTTATTCTTTCTTTAGTTCCCTCGGGTAACGTGGCTAATTCACTTCTTAATACACGGTGTAATAACTCATGAGAAGCTACACTAATAGCCTGCGTATTAACGGCAACTTCTAAATTAATAATTATTTTACCGTCCGTTTCCATAAAACCGTCGCTGGTTAACGCTCCTTCGTCAAATCCAGCGTCTTCCATTTCTTTTTTGGTATTGAATACAGTTACGTTTTCTTTACCTACAATATTTTCTACGGTTTCTATGTCTTTCTTTACAGCGGTTTCTACAGCTTGTTTTTTCTGTTCTAAGGCTTGGTTAATTATGCCTTCAAGATTTTTTTGTTCTTCTTCAATTTGTAAATCTATAGGCTCGTGAAAAGCTTTATCTGTTTTTGATTTTTGGTCTTGTAACTTTTTTATTTTATTTAAAGTTACAGCGGCATCAATAAACTCTTGATGATTATTTTGGCCTAACATCCAAGTTGGTATTTTATCGGATTGTGCACTAATAGCTCCCGCTTGTTCTAATATACCGTCTCTTTCATCAGCTGACATTTTACCTTTGTCAATCATGAAATCAAAACGTTTTTTTGCGCCCTCTAAATCCTTACTAATAACAAATAAATTTTGTAATCTTTGGTATTCTGAAGATTGAACACCTGGTAGTTTTCCGCCTACTAAACCACCTACAGCAAAAGAAAGTATAGATGTAGTTACAATATCATCTTTAGAATAAGAAGCGTTTAAAAAGTCTTCTCCCGCAATTTCGTTTAAGTTTCTATTAACTAATAAAAGCTCACCTGCTTGTTGTATATTTTCTTGTACAGTTTCTTTAGCCCCTTCAGAAGCTATTGTTTTTAAAGCAGCAGGGGTACCTTTTGCAACATCTTTTGCAAACTTTGTTATGGTATTAGAAAAATCTTTAACATTACCGCTGGCTCTATAGTTTTTTAATGCTTTGTTAAATACTTTAGATTGACTAATGAGATCATCTAATTTATTCATACCAGGTATCCGAGGGTTTATAGGCCCTGTGGCTGCATATAATATAGACATTTGCAATGCAGCTTGGTTTGCTAAACTTTGAGCTTCTTCATCAGAAAAACCCGCTTGCTTAGCTGCTCTAATAGTACCTTCATAACCGTTAACAGCTCCGTATAAAGACTGGAACATAGTAGCATCTAACATAGCCGCGTTAAATGGTAATTTTTTACCAAAAGTGCCTATATTACTCATTGCTCCTTTGCCTCCTTTAGCACCCATTTTGCTAAATTTAACTACTGAAGCAGCATCTTTAAATCCTTTTGCTTTGGCTAAATATTGTAAAGAAGCAGCCTTTCTTGCTGCTCCTAAGCCTTTTGTGCCTATCATTTGCGCTATAACATCACCTACAACAGCACCACCTTGTATAGTTAAACCCGCTGCGCTTATATCTGAATCTTTTACACCTTCTCTATCTATTTTATCACTAATCCCTTTAAGTTTAAAAGGATCCATAATTTCATTTATAGATACTCCAGCGTCTACGTCGTATATAGTGCCTTTTTCGTCTTTTAAATATTTTTTACCATTTATAGTTAAGCTTTTTCCACTAGCATAAACATAAGAACCGTATCCTCTTGTATCTAATTGTTCTTTTTCATACAATTCAGCTCTTCTAGTTTTAGCTGTAGCATCCATGCCTATAATATCTTGAGCCATTATGCTTAAATCTATAAACGCTTTTGGAAAAGCATCTACAAATTTTGCACTGCCAGTTACAATAGCATCTAAAGCGCCTTCTGTATTACCTTGATCTAATTGTTTTTGTAATTCGTTATATCTTTTTAACTGAATTTCTTTTGCTCTATTTGCTAAAAAATTAAGGTTATTAGTAACATATTTTTCAGACTCAGCTTGATTATACAATGTTTTTGTACCTTCAGCTTCTAAATATTTAATATATGCTTCATCAAAATTAGCTTCGCTATCGTAAACGCTTGGATCTAAATTATAGCTTTCTAAAAATGCTTTTTTATTAGCTTTTTCGTTGGTTTCTTCTATATAATTATTTAAATGTAAAGCAAGAACTCTTTCTCTAGCTATGTTTAATGTTTTTTGGTTTTCAAGTTTTGTACCATCAATCCTATTCGATGTATATACACCTCTTAGTAAGTCTTGCTCAAAGTCTTTTGAAAATTGGTTTGCATTTAAGTACCCCTGAAAATCATCTATATCAACCCCTATTTTTTCTAGGTCTGTAACATTGTAATATTGGTTTACAAACGAATTGTCTTTATCACCATTGAAGTACATGTTAGATTTTGTAGACTCTAACTCTAAATCGTTTTCTTCAATTTCAATATTAAAACTTTCTTGCTTAGTAGGCTCAATATCTTCAAAAACAGGGATACGACTAGCTGAAAATTCACCTATTCCTGTTAAACCAGCCGTACGTACATTATATTTTTGATTATGTTCTAACCTTTTTTTTCTGTTTTCTTTTTCAATTTTATTACGAGTACCATAATCACCTTGTTCTACTAAATAGGATTTAGGCATTTCGTTTATACCACTGACTTCAAAATCTTTTTCAGCTACAACCCCGGTTTGTTGAGCGAACTCATCTGGACCGTAATCAATAGTTAGAGGTGACCCCAAAGAAGTATCGGCCAAACTGGAATCCCCAGCGGCCGCTTCTTGATTCTGTCCCGTTGGTGGAGTCTGGCCCTCCGGAACGTTTTGCTTTCCCTCTAAAGCTTTTTTCTTTAATGCTTCTAATTCTTCTATAGTAAAAGAAGAAAATGCCCCTTGATTTAATAAATCTTGATTATTCATATTTATTATGCTCGTTTTGCGTATTGCATCATTCCATCGTAACTAAGTTCCCTTATTTCTCCATTTTGTTGGTATATATAAACCGCTTTAGTTTTATTTGTTCCACCTTTACCTTGTATTTCAAATGCTTGATATACAGGTGTAAATTCCATTCCTTTTATTTTAAAAGGCATACCAATACCCCGCTTAACTTTTCGTTCAACATCTTTGCCATCGGGCCCTTTGACTGTTATAGTTGCTTCCTCCATATTATTTATAGCGTAGTCTGTTGACTGGTCAATACGCATTGCATAATCACCTTCCTTAGTATCGATATAGCTATCAACATCGCCTGCTAGCGGCCCTGTCTTATCTGGTGAAACATATGTTTGAGTGCCATCTGCATTTTTAACGACATTACCAGGGTTTACACTTGAGTCTTTTCCTTTGTTTTGCTTTTCACTATAACCAGCGTTTGCTACAGAATCAAAACCATTAAGAATAGTATCAATAACTTGTTTTCTAGTACCAGCAATATCTTCTGGATTAAAAACTATATTACTAAAGTCTAAACCATCAACAGTAAAGTCGTTACTAATAATGCTTCTTAAGGAATTAGAATCTGCTAACTGCTGCTCAAGACCTAAACGAATAGTATTTCTTTTAGCGTCATTTAACTTAACTCCGGAGTTATATATTGTATTTGCTTGCGTTGTAATATACGTAGCGGCTTTATAGTCTTTTAAAAAGGGAGATTTGTAATCGTTAAAACGTATATTATTACCGTTAACATTAAAGGCTAAATCACCGTTGCTATTAATCTGCATAGGTGGAGTGAAGTCGCCAAGTCCGTAAATAAGCTGTGCTTGTTGGTTACTTTCCGGGTTATTTCCCGCGGACCACATGTCTTTTTCATTCATATCTACAAATGCAAGCTTATTCTCTTTGTAAGCTTTTACTTGATCTGAAAGATTAGATATGTCATTATTTATTTGGTTCATTATATCAGCATACTGCTGGTATTCAGGTGACGATGCGTCCTGTATTTTAGATATTTGGTTAGCTGCATAGGCATATTCATTTCTTTTGCTACCCAACCAGCTTTTCATTGTATTCTGTGAGCCAGCATCTAAATCTCTAAAAGAAATATCGCTTTTTAATTGGCCCATATAGGAGTTTATTTCTCCAGTTACTCTAGCGACCTCAGCTTCTTGTTTTTGCTTTACAGCAAGCCCTAAACGCGCTTGTGTTGCAGCATCGCTACCTTTAAATTGTTTGGAATAATCTGTAAACCCCGTGGTTGACCCTAAAACTGCTGCTCCTTTTACTAAACTTTTATCAGCCATTATATTCTACCCGTTAAAGCATTAAGAGGATCGTTTGTGCCCTGCAAAGCGGTTTGAGCGTTAATACCACCAGAAATGGCATTACCAATACCCCCGAGCATTGCTTGAGTAGCTTGTTGTCGTGCTAAGTTTGCTGAGGCTAATCTATTTTGTGACATACCCAGTTCAGTGCTAAATTGTTCACGTTTCATGCTTCTAGACATCACATCACCTTGACGCTCCAAAGATTGCAGTTGACCCGCCATTCTGCGCTCTGCCGCTTGATTTGAAGCTTCTTGTTGTGCTATACTTGCTGAAGCCGATTGAGCATTAGCAGATTGTTGACTCGCTAAAGACTGTGCTAAAGCAGCAATACCTGAACCACCCGCGGCACCTCTTAACGCACTCATAGTGTTTGCCATTCCTTGCTGCTGCTGAGCAGCTGTAAAATCAGCAGCCTGTGTATTAACCGTAAGGTCTTCCATGGTGTTTTCCATGTTCATATACGGGTTTGACAAGTCTTGGTTACGGTACTGTGCCATGTTTCTATCAAACTCTATCTGCGCTTGCGCTTGTTCTTCTCTTCTACGCTTGCTACCTATTATACCGCTGGCGATGCCTAAGCCGCCTTGTATCATCAAATTTAATGGTACCATATTAAAATATCTTATAATTAATTATTACACACTATCAGCTGCTTATAAATATTTCAGAACCCACAGCAAATAGCTCGTTTTTATTTTGTAAAGGGTTGGTAAAGGTAAGTTCAGCATAATACCCTATAATACCCGATGTGTTAATTTCATTATCCTTAACAAAAAACACAAAATTAAATGCTTCTGGTAGTGTTCCACCATCAGAAGGAGTAAGTGTAATAGTTTTTCGGTCAGCTGATATTGAAAATACAATTCCTGATATTTGCGTATCACCGTTACCGTCTACATAATACACAATGTCTCCCACTTGCAATGATGTATTTATAACCCTGCCAAATACAATTTGGAATTTAGCGTCAATAGTCTCAGTTGAAGCACAATTACCAATACCCTGCATTGCAAATTCAGCACCCACGGTAAGATCGTCATTTGGCCGTATCTCTAAACCTCTAATCCACCCGTAGTATATACCTTCTTTATCTCTAGCACTAGGCGTTGTGCCTGGTTTATTACCCCATTTACCTTTTGAACCTGTATATACAAATCCATTATTTTCATTAGTGCTTACAGTACATTGCCAGCCGGTATCACCTTCGTATAAAACTGTTTTAAAGTTTTTAATTTTAGAGGGGTTATCGCTAAGTAACGTAGTAACCGAAGTGTTATTAGATGTGCCATAAAACTGGCATCGTGTGGTATTAGTATGTTTAAATATTTCACCTGTTTTGTAAGTGTAGTAAATATTATTTAAAGAAGCGCCCATTTCTGGTTTATATGTTAATCTAGTATTCCATCCGTCAACACCTTCTTTAAACGAATAACATTCATTACCTAACCCAATAATATACGCTGACGTGTTTTTATCATAAGAACCTATATAGTTTCCTGTTTGGGTGCTTAATTTATCTTGAAAAAAGTCAGACATGCCTTTTGCTGAAATATCTGTAAGACCATCTGCTGATAACCTTAAAATAGCCCCTCTTGCTTTATCTGTAAAATACGATCTAAAGCCAAATGACGCAAAAGACTCTGGATTTTTAGATATACCGTATTCTCCAGCAAATGGTATTGCTTGTCCTAGAACAGTATTAGTACTTGTTAAATTAGCATTGCCGTCTGCGTTAAAAAGTGCATCTTTATTAGCTAATATACGGAAGCATTTGTCTTCACATAACGTTAAAAGGTCGCCCTGAGCGCCCGCTCCTCTGGTAGATAGCTTTTGTATACCCCCATAAATAGGGTTTAAATCTTTTGTTATTTTTTCTCCTATTATAAATTGATTGGTATTATTTACGCCTGATAAAGAGTTTAATATACCGCTGTATATAAGACCTGCTTTTCTTCTTTCTTCGTTATAAGGCTCTTTTATAATAGAAGACACGCGGACTCCTTTTCCAATAGCAGCGGAATTAAAATCGTCACGTATTTGCATAGATTCCACGCCATTATTAAAAGCATAACAGTTAAACCATTCTAAAGGTATTAAAGAGTCACCTGCGTATGTTACACCATTTATAACAGTTGAATTACTGCCTTTAGATGTTAAGTGAGCAGTGGGTATTGCATCCGAGGCTTCGTAATACAAGTCTATATCAGCACGTTCCTTAGGCTCTGTTTCAAAAACAGCAGGGTTACTAGACGTATATATCTCGCCATCTGATACTATTTTAGGTTTTAATATTTGTATACCAAAACCAGCTGTAAAACCAGCACTAAGAGGTCTATCTAATGTTATATCTATTTTTCTACCTACAGAAGAACACACAATAGGGGCTGGGTCAGCTAAGTCTAGAAGACCCGTTTTATCATTTCTAAATCCTAATGATGGTTCTCTTAAATAATAATGTTCATTAGCTTCTACAATAGTAAATATTTGACCTGCGTCACCGTTAATATTTTTAAACCTTATTTGAGTGCCCGGTTTTAATTTATCAAAATTATTATGAAGTTGTTTTTGAGCATCTGTTAAATTTGCGCCTGGCTTTAATGTAGGGTCATACGGCGGTGTAAAAGGACCCATTGTTGAATTAGGATATTTAAAATCAATTGTTCCAAATAGTTTTTCAAAATCATTAGTCATACCTGCTACAAAACCTACGCTAAACTTAGCGCTATTAGCTCTAGGTTTTTTATAAGTTTCACCTGGTATAGAAAAGTTCCTAGTAGAAGTTAGAGCCCGGAAATAGCCTTGTTGAACAGACTGAGTCATAGCTACTGTTTTATCAGTAGCCTGCAGGTCACCGTAACCAGCATATATGCCTAAACCGTTGTTGTCTTGTAAAAGAGATACTTTAGAATTAAATTCTACACCAGATTCTACTTGCCTTGGCATTATAGGCACATTAAAAGAGCCATTTGTACCGCTTCCTGAATAAGATTGAGTAAGTGGATTATAAAGATTTAAAAACCCGTCTATTTCTTGGTCTATAGTTCTATCAACACGAAGTATGTCCTGTATTTTTCCTATAACAGCTGTTCTAAGTATAGAATTTTGTGCGATTTTTACAAAAAATCTACCTTCATACTCTGGTAGCAGTACTGTCTTGTTTTTATATATTACCGCATTAATTTTAGCAAGGCCAGCAGGACCTAAAGTTGTAAAAGCCACGTCAGCCACCGACGGTAGATCTTCTAATTTCAGTACAAATTCAGCGGTTTCAGGGGTAACTGGAGAACTTATTGCGACTTGAGTTTGCCCTGTAGGACCCCCGGATTCTATATTATATAGTTTACTTGAAGTTTGCCAATCTTCCGTAAAAAATTGAATGCCCGAGTTATCATTGAAAGCTGCGTGAAACTGCTCCCCCGCTTCCGCGGTTGGACCTCTAAATTTTACTATCCTAGAGCCTAAATTAAATGATTTATAATCCACGCCAGGTTTAGAAGTAACGTATATTTCAGCAACGCCTGCGCGCATCTTTTTTGTTTTAACAAAATCAGGCACCTCATTGGAAATATCTAAAACTTTAAATCTATTGTCGTTAGATTTTACCGCATTATCAGTGTCATGCTCTTTTTTAAGTAATATGTATTCGTCTTTTTCTATTTTATTTCTTTCAGAAGACGGGAAGCTTATCCATACATTACCATCTTCAGCAAAATAAAATCTATCCATGGCTAGATTATGATAACCTGCAGCCGCGTCTTTAACATAAAATTTATAATGCGTAGCCCAGGAGGGAGCTGCTACAGATCCGGCTCCTGATGTAATAACTTTACCTTTTAAAGTATTGTCCTGCGCACTTACATTCTTATTTACTGTAATATTAGCGGCTTGCTTAGTAAATACAGGTGTTTCCCTTCCAAACTTGTCAATCCATGTTATACCTAGCTGGTAGTCTCTATTAGATTTTACAGATGGGGAACCTATTTTTTCCACTATAGTAGGTGTGCTTGAAGATACTGAGGCTGATAATGCTACATTATCAACCCCGTTGCTAACCGTATAGTTTTGTAAATAATTAGCAAATACAACTCTGTTGCCTACAATTTCCTGCGCTAATGCTTTTCTAGGCACTGCGTCAAAAGGTCTTATAAGTTGATTACTTTCAATTACAGGGCCTGTGGGGGTATTTAGTATACTATAAGTAAATGGGCTTGTATTGTAAGTGGCTCTGTTAAACACGTCAATTTCATATACGTTGTTTGATTTAGAAGATTTATATAATAACTCTACAGCTTTTACATCTCTATGGTCAACACCGTTTATTTCTTGAAAGTTAGAAAGTTTTACTTTTCTAATTTGATTTTCCATACCCTCATTAAAAGATTCGCTTTGTGAATACGAAAAATTAACAGGCATAAAAGCTGGGGCTGAAAAAGGCGCGTATGGTGAATACTCGCCATCGTAATATTTAAATCTATATGAAAATCTAGCAAATTCATCTTTAAAAATAGGGTCGCCTTCTTTTATAACAATATTCCAGCTTATAGAAGCCATAGGAGCATCATTAGCTGATATTATTTGTATATTTAAATCCCTGCCTGCTGAACCAGATAATATTTTAGCTTCTACAATATAATTACTTCGCGATTGGTCAACTTCTTCTGTAAACCCTTTTAATACTATTTCTGAATCTGTTGTAAAAAGATTTAAGTTTTCAGTACCATCAATAGTTATTTTAGTCGTGCTACCTGGAGATAGCGGGCCAAAATTAGGGGCTCCGGAATTAAAGTTTTTAGTTGTTGTTGCTGGATTTATTATAGTGCCAAAAGTTTCACTTTCAGATAATGCGGTAGCATAACTATTTACTTTTAAAGCTTTGCTGGGGGCTTTCCTTATTAACACAACATCGCTTTCTAAAAATTCTCTAACTGTTCCGCTATATTCGTATATTCTAGTTGATCTAACAAGAGTATTACCACCTAAGGTTACATCGCCTGATAAAGCTGTTCCGTCAATATCTGTTCCGGCACTCGCGTTTTTAAATGTATCTATGTTTATTTTTTTAGGCTCATTTAAATTGTCTGTCCAAAACAATAGCCCGTCTATAATATTAACGCCTGTTATTAAATTGCTTTTAGAAAAATTAAGAACATTATTTGCACCTGTACGCACATCTACTAGTACAGGGGTGACAATGTTTGTTGCTTGGTCATATTCCATAACCACACCAGCCTCATTATCAGCAGCTATAAACCAGTATATTTTTTCGTTTTTAGTATCAACACAAATACCTATTGCTTCTGGATTTGCAAGGCCAAAATCGTTTGCCCAGTTACCACCACCGGGTTTACTAGCTATTTTACTGTTACCTAAAACACTTTCAATAGCCCCAACATCGGAACCTTCTGACGTACTAACTTGAATATTGGTAGCATCGCGATATTCACCTTTAGGTACTAATCTATCGTCAAGGTCTTTGTTCATTCGACCCCGCGTAAAATTATTTTTTAATTCAGGCATATATTAGTGTTTAATCCACTTGGATTGGTTTCTCATTACTCTTGCTAGCTCAGAAATTTTAAGGTTAGACAAGCGCAGTTTTGCACTTCTTTTTGCAGCACGTGCCTCTTTTTTAAATCTAGCTACCTGATATTCAGGTGTATTTGCTCTAGTTGCAAGAATAGCATGTGCGATGTACTTATATATAGCTTCCTCTGCAAATTTATGCACCTTCTGGTCGTCTGAGCCTACGCCATCTGAAATATAAGCAAGCTTAATAATTTGACCTGCCAAAGCGGAACTAAACCTAGCCACACCCGCTGTTTGGTCAATATAAAATAAACCATTTGCTTGAACATGCTCAGGCTCTAAGCCATACCTGCGTCCATATCTGTATAAATCAAACAGGTCGTCATCTTCAAACCTGTCCTCATTAGTATTTACAACGTCATTGTTAGCAGCTTTAAACCTTGTTAGGCTAACAGATTCTGCATTTAAATCTAAATTATCTCCGATTAAGGTAGGGTTATCAGCAGTTCCTTTTAAAGAAGTAGGGTTATTAGTTAGATTAGTTGGATATATAATTCTTTCTATACCGTCGTTATCTACATAAGAAAATCTAATGTAGTTTACATAGTCTTGCGGCAGTATAAAGCTTAACGCAGGCCCTAATTCAGACTCGTAAGATTTATCTGAAGGTATGGTATCAAAACTAAGCTCTTGAATAGCTCTGCGTGTATGAAATAATACGTCTGTACGTTTTACCTTACTTATAATTTTATCTTCACCAACGTAAGCCATAATAAAATTATTAGCTAAGTCTGCTAAATTAACAAACTGGTAACTACCGAAGTCATTCCCTTCGTAATATGATGCTGGAGTGCCTGTTATTAAACCCATTTATTATGATTTTTCTTGTTGCGTATTTTTAGCCTCTTCGCCTGCTGCTACCTGATATATGCTTAAATCTCTAATTAATATTCCGGCAAGTTCAAGTATTTTTATTACAAGCTCTGTTTCTTCAGAAGGATGTAAGTCAAAATTAACAGACGATGCAGAATTATATAAGGGTATCCCATTTACATTAGTACCGACCCATTCAACTGTGGTTGGTTTTTTAACGTACTCAAAAGTTACACCTGTTGTTTTTTCTATTGTGCCATATACTTTATAACCGCTTGCGTTTTCTATGTAAACAGGGAATCTGTCACTAGGGGCAGCTAAAGGCGCGTTTATAACAGTTTTATATTCATTCCTGTTTAAACGCTGGGCTTGATTGTTGCCTACTAAAACAGTACCTAGCCTATAAAAATTATCAGGTAAAACAAAATACCCGTTTGTTTGACTTGGAGAAGCTTCTGTTGCAAATGCAGCGATTTTTTCATTAAGGATGTTGAGCATGTCAGAGTATTCGGTATCGTTACCGTGCATACGACCGAATTGATTTACGTCGTAAAAATATTGCTCAAATAGGTCCATCTGCGCTTGATTGGCAAATAGATTGAATTCTTGAGGCGTAAGAAAACCTCTTTGTTCTTTATTAAGTATTGCTAATACTCGTTGATAAACAGTGTCTACGTTTACGCTCATTTGTTTTATGTATTATAGTAATTAGGCCCCTATAAGAGGAGCCTAACTACTAATTATCTTATAGTCGTTTTTCAACAACATTCAAAACTTCCATTCCTTCGTCAGTTTTGAAATATGCGGCTAATGCCGAGTACGGGTGCTCATCAAATGGCACCGTCATTATTTTTCGATCAGTGTCTGCGTAATAAAACGTTCGTTGATCTTGAGACAACCTTAATATACCCATTTCAGTTGCTTTAATACCAATGTTACGCAAAGGTACATTATCATCATTAGCGATATCTAAGAACAAATTTGGATTATTACGTGCAAATACTAATAAATCTCTTTTAAGCTCTTTAGAGCTCATCTCAGACACCTTAGAACCTACCTGAACACGCATAATAGCTTCAGCTTCGTCTATATCAAGAGATGTAGCTAAATTCATCGCTTCAAGCTCTATTTCAATGTAGTCCACCTGGTATTCCGCTATTGCCTCAGGCTTGTATTCTTCAATAAGGCCTTTTAACATCATTGGGTGATACGATAAAAACTTTTGCAATGCCACGTTTTCCTTAGGCACATTAATAGATCCTTCTCTAAATACAACTCGCCCTAATGTAGCGTGACCTTTCTGCTCGTCAACAAATGGTGATTGCTGATTTGTAGCGTACCTTAATTCGCGCTGGTAACCTTTTTCAGAATCAAACCATAAAAGCGGCTTTTTTGCCGAGTGTACTGTTGGTATGGTAAATATTAGCGGTTTTCTTTTGCCGGTAAGTTCATATAACCTGTCTTTATATTCCCATTTTGGTTTTGTAGGCATTGGCGGCATTTCATCTGTAAATGTTGCCGTCGGTGCTTCTGTAGGCGTTTGTTTTTTAGCCGGTGCCTTTTTAGCCGGCGCTTTTTTAGCTGTTGCCATGATATAATATAATTAAATAAAAGAAATAATTACCCCCGTCACAAGGACGAGGGTAATATTATATATTCTTATTTTTTCAATAATAAGAAGTTGTTTGCAGCTTGTACACAAAGTGCACGCTCAGATAGCATATGAACATTCATTGCATCTTCAGCACTTGTGTAGTTACCACCAACAGAACCTGTAATCCAAGACTTCATACGACGATCTTCAGCTTCAGAAGCACGGTAACGTACGTGTAAGAATGGACGAGAAACGTTCTGACCCATTTGCTCATCATATACTGTAGAAGTACCAGCTGGAACCAATACACCTTCAATATCACCAATAGAACCACGAGTTGTAGAATCGTTCAAGTATTTCCAGTCTGTTTTGTAGAAATCGTAAGAACCACGACGGAAACCAGAAAATCCTAAGTTTAGTGCCATATCTTCTTCGTTATTAAACACACCGTAAGAAGTACCACCAGCACCGTAAGAATTCTGTGCAGCCAACATGTTATCAATCTCCAAAGACTTTTGGCGATCTAAGAAAAGCATGTTTTCTTCAATAGCGCCTTGCTTGTCAAGCTCCGCTAAGATTTCATCAAACTGCCCTAAACCACCAGCTCCATCAAAATCAGAACCGTTGTAAATAAGACCGCGAGATTCAATAGCTTCAAACATACCTTCAGAACCTGTAACTCCATCGGCAATTGTTGCAGCGCCAGCTTTTTCAGCTTCAACCATAGACATTTCTAGGTAGTCCTCGAAACGAAGACGTGACTCGTGCTCAGACTTTAAGTACCATAAGTAACCACCAGTACCCATTTCAGTAGTAACTTCCACCCAACCAATTTGAGCAACATCAGAACCATTAACCGTGTACTTGTCACGAATAATAATTGGTTTGTTGTCAAATTGAGTGAAACTAGCGTCAATAGAGTTTCCTACATTATCCGCACCTTTAGCATATTCAGAGCCAAAAACAAAAATACTTAATTCTCCTGCGCTTTTGTTGTTTAACGCAGATGGTAATACTGCGCCGGTTTCGCCGTAAACTTGAATTGTAATTGTTTGAGCGCGCGACGCACCAGTGCCGGTGGCGTTAGCAACTACGCTTACACGACCTTTAGCGGTTGTAGTACCGTCAGAAATAACGAGTGTCATACCCACACCAATAAGGCTTGTAGAAGAATCTGTCGGGAATGCACTATTGTCGGTTTGTGCTGACTGGGCAATTGTAATTTGCTGTACTGTAGCACCACCAACTGTAGCTGTAGCGGAGTTTACATAGTCATATGCAATGTGCAAACGACCCTGCTCTGTCCATACAACGCGATCAGACGCCATGGGCATTTCTGCTCCTACCATACGTAAGAAACCGCCAATTGTGCGTTTTCCGTAACGTTCAACTTCCTTTTCGTAAACTTCAGGAAGAAATTGTTGTGTAAAATTCATATCCGCAAGTGGGATATAATTGTCTCCAAAAAGCCCTTTTACTGGGCGTGGAGTTAGGTGCTGCAATTCTGCACCTGTTCCTGCTAATGCCATCTTTTATATTTTTTAAATGGATTATTATTATTTTTTAAACTTCACTCGGAATTTAGAAGAATTGTTACTGCTATCTACTGCACGTATTTTCCACCCATTTGACGTTGTAACTTCTTCGTGAGTCCCTCTCGGATTCATGTCAACGTTTTTAGAGCGTTCCACACTACTTTTCATCGCGTCAGCTTTGCCTTGCTCGTAAAAGTGTTTTGCAACTTGATCAGCGTTCATGGCTGTAAATAAAGATTTATGGTATCCCTTAGCATCTGACATCTCTCCTTTTTCATTCAAGAACTTCTTGGTAAAGTTATTAATGTCGCTTTGAGTACTTTTGATCTTATCGGCATTTTTAACTTTAAACCTATACTTTTTGTCTCCCACTTGATAATCGAAACCTTCGAACTTATCTGAAAACACTTGATCGGTTTGTTTGTTAAAAACGTTTACTTGCCGTTGTACAATCTTACTATTTTCCTCGCTTTCTTTATTATAACGGTTGAAAAATTCAACCGCTTTTTGTTGGTCAGGGTTAAGTTTGGAACCCATCTTAACTTCTTCGTAATATTTAGACTTTAAACCGTCTAAGTGGTTTTTAGCGTCCGCTAGCGCTTGTTTGCGCTCTACTTTTTTGCGGCGTATATCTTTTTCATCGTCGATGTCCTCATCAAATGAAAACTTATCTTCCATTAAGAAGTCTACATCCTCTTTATCTAAATGCGGATTCGCGGTTTGATAATATTCTCGAAGCAACTGGTCTTCATTTAACGCTGAGTAATCAGTGTTTAATTTAACGTAGTCTTCAAGTGATCCGCCCGTTTCACTCATAAAGTCTACAACTTTTTGAATGTTTTCAGGTAATTCTACACCAGACTCTTGTGCTTCTTCAATTGCTTCAGCAACTTCTTCTTGAAGCTCTTCAACAACCTCTTCAACTTCTTCGTTTGTAATTTCCTGTAATACAGGCTCTTCTGCTATTTCTTGCTCTTGAACGGGCTCTTCATTTTGAATGGGCTCTTCTTCTCCGGCAAGTTCTTCAACTGGTTGCTCGACGTTTTCTGTTTGAACTTCTTCGCTAACTGCGGGTTCGTCTTGTACAGGAACCTCATTTGTGCTTTGCTTTTGAAGGGCATCTAAGTTAACTTTAATGGTGCCATCGTCGTCGACGTTAGCTACCGGGTTAGTGGTTTCTTCACTCATGATAAAATATTATATAATTATATATGGTTATTATTACTTAGGTTCGAAGGTTCCTAAACCAAATCCACCGCCAATGATGTCATTTCCAGCAGATTCAAAGTTTTTAGGACCCGATTGCTTCTGTCTTTGCTCTATTAATTCGCTTTGCTGAGAAGCTTGTAATTTTGTTCTTTCGTCTTTGCGGTCTTCTTTATCTGATTCTTTTTGCTTCTGACCGTCAACCTCAAGGCCTTTAAGCTGCATGTTGTACTGGAACTCAAGACCCATAAGTTCTTTCTTAGCAGCAACTTCAGCTTGCATTTTTTGTTGTTCAAGTTGACCCTTAAGTTGTTCAAGCTGTGCTTTTGTTTGAAATAACGCTTGGTCTTTCTGCACTTCTGCTTGAGCAGCAACCTGTTGTGCTTGTGCATTTGCCTGCGCTTGTGCCTGCATATTCTGTTGTTGCATAGCTTGGTCACGCTCTTGTTTTTGCTTTCTGCGTACTTTAAGTAACTGATTAGCTAGCTTAAGATTTTTAACTTCCCTTATGTCAATAGCGTCTTCTAAATCTACTAAGCCTGCTGAAAGCGCTGTCTGAATATTGTTTTCTAACCTGCTTTTTTCTTCATCATCAGGTGCTAATTCTAAAACAATACCAAAGTCGTATAAATGCAAGTCTTCCAGCTCTTCAAGAATAGCTACGTTAAAGCTTCCTATTTTTTGTATAAAGTTTTCGCGGTTAGGGCTAAACTCTAATACATCTGAAACTCTTAACGATAATCCTTCAGCTACATCCGCTGTTATAAACAGACCCGCATCAAGAATATGTCTTGTAGCTGTATTTGAATTTGCTGCTGCAAGTTTTTGTACTCCTACCAAAGCTCTCGAATCAGGTGTTGAACCGTCACGCGCTTCATTAAGACCCGTTACATCACGGATCATTTGCATATAGTAGTTGTATGTAGCTATAAGCGTTTGAAGCTTTTGTCCACCAGCGCCGGTTTGCAAAGGTTGTATAGGCACTTTACCAGGATTCATATCACCTTCTTGTGTAAAAGAGCGCCCAATAACCGAACCTGTTTGGAAGTACATGTTAAGCGCTTCCTGTGGGTTGTAATTTGTTCCGTTACCTAAATCTATTTCTGCAAGGCCATCAGCGTCCATATAAACACCATCAGGCATCATCTTAGAAAGCACTTGTTGCATTTTTAAATGCGTAAGCTGTATCATATCAGCAAAACCGGTACATCTACTAACTATAGACTCTATACGCCCTTTATACATTCTAGGTGCTACAATGCTGTAATTCATCTTAACCTTTGTTTGGTCAGACTTTGGTCGCATCATGTTTTTAGCCATGGACCAATTAAGCAGTATGTCGGTGTTTAAAACTAAAGCGCCTTCATATAAAACTTCTAAAGACCTAGATAATCTACCATATTCAGCTTCAAAAGCTTCTACAGGTGGATCAAACTGATCGTCTCTAACAATAATTTTAGACGCTCCCGTAGAGGTTTCTTTAACTTTATATACTTCGTTCATATACGTTTTGTAATTAAAATACAAAACCTGAACGGTGTTACTGTCGTAATTATTATCGTTAGCAGAAGAGCTATAAGAGGTATTTGAAGAATTATTACCCCGTGACTTTATTTTATTTAAATCTTCTTCTTTTAAATCGGGAAATTGTTTTTTAAGCTCTGTAAGCGTTACACTTTTTATTTCGCCTACATAATATATGTCTTCAAAATACGGTGACTCTGTATACGAATAAACCAGGTTAGCGGGGTCAACATAATCAACTTTTATACCATCTGATATGTTAAACGTATTTTTTACTGCACCAATGCCAATGGTTGTTAAATCGTGATATAACCTTCTTTTAATTAAATCGTAATTATTACCATCAAGTAACGTGTTTATAGCTGTTTCCTCGGCAATCTCAACGCCTTGCTTATAGCTTAGTTGCATGTGTAGTTGCAATTCTTCTTGGGAAGTTGGAAGCTTACCTGGGTCGTTTTCGAAAAGATTAATACCAAACTCTTGTTCTACATATTCGTTAAGATCTTTTGTTTGTATATCCCTTACTATAGACTCCATATACTTAGTGCGTTTTTCTACACCATACGGGTCTTGTGAATAAGCTTTAAGGTCAAACGATCTATCGGCAATACCGTTTACTACAATGTCTACAAACTTAGATAATATAGGTACCGGCTTCCAGTCTAAATTTAAATAAGACAAATCACCGTTAATCGATAGTTCGTCTTTATATTTTTGTATAGACTGCTCACCCCTAGAGTATAGCCTTAAATTATGGAAAGTATCCTGATTACTATTATATCTACTATCAGCACCATTGTTTTTAGAAAGCCATTCATTTTGTATAGCTCGCCCAACCTTTAAGCCATATTCAAATGACATTTTCTCTTGGTCGCTGGCTACTTGACTTGGAAAGTAATTACCTGAAGTTGGCTTAGTCATACTATTTTATTATTGTTGAATTATAACCTTCTTGATTATATCTAGCAATCTTTAGGTTTAATTTTGTTTTTTGTTGTTTTCCGACGGGTCTGTATAAATCTTTGTGGCAAGCCATAATAGCAAGGCCAGAACTGATAGCAGCATCATATTTTGTTCTATTATTTAT